AAAATAGGAGCACCTGATGGAACTCATTACTACACTCGCAACTATCCCCGCTGTCATCGCGCTTGTCACGCTGGCCAAGGACCTCGGGCTGCCCCCCCGTTTCAGCCCCCTCTTCGCCGTTGTGCTGGGTGTGGTGCTGGTGCTCTTCGACGGGGTAGCTACGGCCACACTGTACGACGTGCAGACGGTGTTCCAGCTGATCGCAACGGGCATCCTCTTGGGACTGGGAGCAGCTGGTCTCTATGACGGGGCACGTGCCATCGGGAACAAGAACCCGACTACGGTCGTAGTGCAGGAAAAGACCAGCGGAGACCACAGCTACTAACTATCCAGCGCATACAGCAACCTCCCCTAGCACGTGGCCGGGGGAGGTTGCTTTATGCCTACAGCCAAGCACCCTTAGTCGGTCGGCTGCCGAACGCGAATGCGACGTCATCATGGCTCGGCTCTAGCTTAGCCATGAAAGTAATGCGACGACCCTTGACGCCTGTGAACAGCTCAGGCTCGTTGACGCTACCAAGGAACCAGACGCCGTAACCTACAGTGCTCGGTTCGTTGACCGACTCGAATGCTTCCCTAGCCTCTTCGGCTTGCGCCCCCGGCAGGCTGACCCACACCTTGAAGCCTGCGTCGTCCTTGACGAGGATCTTGTATGCAGTGCCGTAGTCGCCTTCAACCATCTTAGCTGAGATGATCTCTCCGGTGACGGCCACACGACCTGTGGGTGCTGGGTGCTGTGCTGCTTCAGTGGCTTTCTCCTGGCCGCGCTCCATGGTGCGTCGCACAGCGGCGATCATGTTAGGCGTGAAAGGCTTGGACGGTGCAGGCCAGCGGAGCGTCTCAGCCATGGTGCGGATGAAGCTGTCCCGCTCCAGCTTGGTGTGGCCGTCCTGGCCCTGTGTGTCTTCATCTATGGTCACTGACATGATGAACTCATACACTTCGTGGTCTGCCTGCTTCAGTGCTGCCTGATTGGCTTCCATGGCCTGGAACGCCTCGTTGCACTTGGCCTCTTCCTTGCGGATGCGGAGTGCCCGTGCCATTGCCTTACCGTGGCACCACTTTTCGGCGTCTGCCTTGGAGTTGAACTGCGCCCCGAGCTTGGCTGAGGTATTGTCGCAGATGTAGCAGCGGTCATGTTCGCCGTTGAACGCATAGTGCCCAGCGCCGAAGCAGCGCTTGCACCCCTTGAAGTACTCGCCGTTGAACTCAAGGTACGTGAAGCCCTCGTGCTCGATGAAGTTCGGGTTGATGTTGTTCCCTGTGATGTCCATGTAGCTAACCTAGCTCAACATCTAAAAGATCGCAAGTGCTATCTTCCGTACTGGAGCCACTCCACGAACAGTGACAGAGCGCCGAGTGCCCCCCGGAGAGCATAGTACCCGTAGATGTCCCACCAGACAAGGAAGCATCCCAGGACAATAATCCCGAAGACTGCAGTCAGCAGGGGGAACAGGAATGTGGTGATGATCACTTTGAATGCCGTGTGCTGGTTCTCGGGCTTGACGTAGGACTTGACCTCAGCGTCTTTGACAAGGTCTTCCAGTGTAGTGAGCATGTACTTAGTCATCTTGGGTCTCCGTAGGCTGCTTGATTATCTTGAGTTCTTCACTGATGTAGTGAAGCCCTGTGCCCATCTTAGTTTGAACTGCCAACTTTAGCAATGTGCTCTCCTCAGTCGGTGCTGCGAGGCTCATAATAAAATCGGACCAAGCATGTAGAGCGGTACTGCCGAGCACCATCTCCTGGATGGTCTCACCCTTCTCGAAGACGCGCTTGCGAGTGTGGTGAATAAACATGATAGCACACCCGGTGTCTTTAGCTATTTTCTTGATGTCCTTGAGGATGGAGTACATATCCTTCGAGTTGGACACGTCTGACTTGCCGATGGCCATGCTAAGGGTGTCAATGATGACCAGCTTCAGCTCATACTTGATGATGGTCTCTAGGAGACGTTGCTTGTCTTGGTCTTCGCTTAGGTCAACACTTGTAAAGTTCGTGAAGAGGCTCATTGGCTCTGGTTCCTGCCATGTGTACCCCGCGTCGTCCCTTATGATGTGGCCGTCCCAGTGGTATTTGAACCGGCCATGGTCCCGGTTGAGGCTCTCGTCTAAGCGGCTGGAGAACAGGTACTCGCCGTCCTCCAGGGAAAAGAAGCCGACAGCGAGTGACCGCTTCAGCGACAAGCCTAACGGCCTGCGTCCAGTAGCCAAGCCCAGCGCAAGCTCGATGGCGATACGTGTCTTACCCACCTTGGGCGCTGATACCAGCAGACCACACCCGGCTTCTGGGATGATGTGTGGTATAACCCAGTTGATCGGCTTGCGAAGCACAGTGCCGAATTCGTCAACCGTGGACATTCCCCATGCCGTAACATCTTCAGCGTCATTGCTGGTGTCGGGCTGGTCCAGGGCTGGTGCTGCCGTGTCGGGCTTGCTTGGCTTATGTGCATAGGCGTTAGCTATGTCCTCTTTGAGTCGGTCAGGGTCGTCTCCCCACTTATTCCACTTAGTAGCCTTGATTAGCTTGAAGGCCAGCTCCTGGGACAACCCTAGCTCGGCAGCGTTACGACTGAACCTCCATAGCACCTTGCTACGGTCGCCGTAGGGGTCATCTGCGCCGAGGTCAGAGGCTAGTGCAGCAGAGAAGCCTAGCCCTCTGGCCACACGTGATAGCAGGTTGCCCCGTGTGTACGTGTTGCCCGCTTTACGGAGGATCTTGCCGACGAAGGGGGTGCGCTTATGGTGTGTAGAGCCTGGGACGCGGAGCAGCTGGCCAATGTCTACGCCGGACTTGTCCCCGCCGAGTGCTTGGGTAATCATGCCGATGAAGCCGTCACGGTGGAATTCACTTGCTGCCACGTGCTCGCTCATGAGCCAGATTGCCTGTCTATGGCCGGGGCTTGTCTCCCACATGAAACTCGGCTTCAGGCTGTCCAACAGCTTGTCGTCGTAAGACTCGTCACAGTCTACCCAGATGGCCCGCTGTGCAGGGTACTCGCCAGCCCTACGGCTGTCACTACTGCTAACGGCAGGGGTCCAGTACCAGTCCACTGAATCGCGCATCTCGGGGAACTCCGGTGTGCGGGAATTGATCACCGCTCCTTCACGGAACTTCTGCTCGGTCTTATGGCCGATCTTATAAATGTGTGGCATCCACGTGTGTCCTACAACACCCGAATGACGCCACACCTTGCTAATCAGCTGGAGAGCCTCGTTATCCACTCTGTTACTTCCTGAGCCTTGGGGTCGTAGCTGGTAAAGGTTTTCCCACCAGCTTGACGGAACTTCTTTAGATTATATTGCTGAGCGGCTGAAGGCTTTTCCTTAGCGCTCCTCTTAGCTTCAATAGCGAAGAACTTACCATGTGCACAGCCAAGAACGTCGGGGGTCCCCTTCTGCTGAAAGGAACCCCCGTGGGTACGAATTGCATATACCCCGTCAATGGCGTTGAGGATAGTAAGCATTCGCCTAACTACCTCAGCCTCTAACATGAGGCGTTAGCGACGCTTGACTACGCGCTTAGCGGGTGCCGTTGCCTTGGCCGGTGCTGCCTTGGGGGCAGCCTTGCGGACAGGTGCACGACGCTTAGGAGCAGGCTCTTCCTCTTCCTCTTCGTCGTCTTCGAATTCCTCGTCGGCGAGTTCCTCATCTTCAAGGTCTTCGTCTTCGAGTTCTTCCTCCTCCTCACCGGCTTCGGCTTCCTCCTCCTCGATGGCTTCGATGAGTTCAGCCTTCTTCAGGCCGACCGTGTCAACTCCGAGGCCCTTGGCACGCTTGCGGAGTTCTGCGAGTGGAAGGACGCTGAGGTCTTCAGCTTCTTCCTCTTCGTCTTCCTCGTCGGCTTCCTCCTCTTCGTACTCTTCCTCATCGGCTTCCTCGGCTTCCTCGGCCTCGTCAGCTTCGTCTTCGTACTCCTCCTCATCCTCGTCGGGTTCGGTGTCGGCAGCCCCGTCCTCGTCCAGGATGTCCAGGCCGTAGGTACCCTGGACCTGGGACCGGAGGTTACCCTGATAGGTGTCGTCCTCCACTTCGGCTGCGATGAACTTGCCAACTGCCACGTCCGGATTGATCATGGCCGCTTTCTTGGGCACGGTCTGGCCGGTGGCCACGAGCAGGTCGCGGAGCTTCCAGAGCTGGTTCTGCTGGAGTTTGCAGTAGAACGGGAAGCGACGNGTCTTGAGCGCCGGGTCGGCCGGGACCAGAGCGTACACGAGCATCGCCGTGCCGTCCCCGGCTTCGGTCTCCTGAACCGACTCGACCTTCATCTTGTGGAGGCCCTCGGAAATGTGCTTGGTGTTCCAGCCGGAACGCTCTTCGGTCTTGCTGAAGTCAATGCGAATCTTTTTTGCCATGGTGATAGTTCCTTCGTGTTTTTCTGGTGATCTCGGCTAGCGGGTCCAGCCGAGAAGCTGGTTCAAGCGAGTGATGCTCGGTTGCTTGAGGTATGGGGGATTCCCGTTGTAAATCTTACTACGTGCCCCGGCCACAATAGACGCGGACGGGCCAAGCCATAAGCGACGAACGGGCTTGCCGTTGATGTGTGCAATGTAGAGACGTCCAATAACATCGGACATCTGAAGTATAGCGCTCGCAGCACCGGGGGACAAATCAACCGTCGTCTGCACAGCGGCGTCCTCGTCCTCGTCCTCGGGTGCCCAGTCCTCGTTCGGGAGGATGAGCTTTTCTTGAGCGAGGATGATGGTGGTTTTCTTTTCGTCCCGGAGCGTCCGGACTAGTGTGGCCAGCGCGTTATTCGCTACGCCATAGTGAGCCTGAGTGCTCTGGCCACCCTTGGAAAGTTCAAACAACATGGACGCATGTAGAGCCGTCGCAGTGTCTACGATGATACGGTCGTGGGACTTGATGAAGGTGCTGTTCATGAGCTTGCTCAGGTTCTTTGAGCTCATGTCCTCCTCTACGGTAAGGCCAGCGGTATCAATACCGATGAGGCCTTGGTCCGCGCTGAGAATTGCAGTCTTGCCACCACGGGGGGCATCCTTCAGGGCGAGTGTTGTCTTGCCGACCTTGGGCCTGCTGTAGATAGTGTATATCACTTCTTATTCCTCACTTTCTTAGCCTGAGCTATGTTGGAAGCCATTGACTTATTCTGCTTCTCTTGGTTCGGGTAATAGCTTAGCGGGTCTCGCGTGGTCACGTAGCGTGTCCGCTGCTCGATCTCACTGGTGCCGTGCATAAGGTCCGCTACAGTGAGGTCCTTGTAGTTGCACATGAACCCCGAGCACGCATGAAGGTTACGCTCCACGCAGTCCGGGTCATCCCACTTATACGTTAGCAGTCGACGGGCTGAAGTCACAAACGACTTCCGCTGACGCTCTGCCTGTTCTGGGCTGAAGACCAGCCTATCACGACGGAACTCAGTTGTATAGTCCCGGTGCTTCAGGGTTACCAGAAACTCTTCCACGTATGCGCGCTCAGCTGGGTCCTCAATTGCAAGGAGGTCTCTGCCACGTACGACGCTCATCATGTGGTTCTCAATAAGCCACTCACGGAACACGGGTAAGGTCGTGCCACTGGGCTTCAGCACTCGGCTGATCTTGCCCTTGGTGGTTAGAGTGGGAGTGTGAATTGCACTGGTGCGACAGTAGTCGTAGATGAAGCCCTTCGGCTGAGGCAGTCCCAGGGCCTTATATCCAGGAGCCTGTGCTACTGCCCAGAGGTAGGAATAGTGTTGGAAGGCTAGTTCCCGGTAGCGCCAGTCGGGGAGAGATGCGTGAGTCTTGTGATCTCCCAGCCACACATCGCCGTTCGCGTCCTGCCAGATAATGTCAATCCGACCACGGTACAGCACTTTCCCGCGGAACATGGGACGCTCTACAGTCAGCTCCACAGCTATCGGTGTGAGAGTCTCGTTACGGTGTACCCAGTCATAACTGAGGACGATGTTATAGCACTCACGGGCGAGGCCAGCTGTTTCCTCTTCAAAGGTCTCGTTCTCAGCCTTCTCGGTGAGTTGCTGGTGCAGTGCCCGCCAGTCGCCACCCTTGCCACGCTCCTCCAGGAGGGAGTGAATCCAAGTGCCCCGTGTGAGGGGCTTGCTTTCCAGGCGTGGACGTAGCCCTAGGATTATGCTGTAATACGTCTCACGAGGGCACTCAACGAATGAGCTGACCATGCTCTGAGTGATTATGAGCTGGCCGTCAGCGGTCGTGGGCCAAGTGCCTCTAGCTCCGTGCCATGCTCCAGGCTTGGCCTTAGGCTTAGCCCCGGTGCTGGGCATCTTCTTGATGGTCACTTGGTGGCCCGGTGCCATAGGTCATGAGAGACCACGTCAAACACGATAGAGCCACACGTTATGCACACGTCCACGTCTACTCGGTCAGGCTGGATTTCCAGTGACTCACGTCTGGTAATGATGGTTACAGTCGGCTTAGAATTCTGCAAGTGGCTCACCTCCCCAGCAACGAGAGATGGTGACGTCGGCCTTGAGGAAGAACTTTCTTGAGAGGTTGTCATCTGCGC